CAAAGACATCGAGGCCATATGGACTAGTGTCATCGCCAACCTTGCTCAGAAGTGGGCTGACTTCCTTAGCGGGATCGCACCTGCGTTCAACAAGGTAGCAGAGAAGCTCGGCAAAGAAGGCATCGACGCATTCGGTGCGCAGTCTTATGCCTCAATGCTTGAGAACGCTGCACTCAACCGCACCGCAGAAGCCAATCGCCTGCGCGAGCAAGCTGAAGGGATGGCTGGTGGCGCATTCGCTGGCCTAGCAGAAGCAGTGGGCAGGTTCGGCGAGGCCTTGAGCGGAGCGACTGCTGAGTCGGACGCGCTGACCGCAAGCACAGTTGACCTCGGCAGCGTTGGGGCAACCAACATCAATGCGACAGCTGGTGCAGCCGAGAACCTTAAGCGGGTGCTGACCGAAGCTCAATCACGCGCCAAGTCTGCGGCCGATATGATCGGTCAGAAGATGGAAGAGGCATTCATGAGCATGGTCGACGGAACAAAGTCCGCTGGCGATGCGTTCAAAGGCATGGCTCGCTCCATCATCGCAGAGCTTTATCGCATCTTCGTTGTGAAGCGCATCACAGGCTTTATAGCCAACACAATCGGCACAGCAATGGGCGTGCCAGCAGCTGCAACGGCACCAGCGGCTGCCAACTACGAGGGCGGCGGCTACACTGGGCGCGGGCCAAGGTCTGGTGGGGTTGATGGGCGTGGTGGGTTCCCTGCGATCGTCCACCCCAATGAGACGATCGTCGATCACAACAAGGCAGGTTCGCAAATGTCAAGCGGAGCAACTGTGATCCAGCACAACACGTTCGGCAACGGCGTCACACGGCAAGAGATGAATTCAATCCTGCCCAAGCTCGTTGAGACAACCAAGGCTGCTGTGTTTGACGCCCAGCGGCGCAGCCCGAATGGACTTGGATACGCATGACGACTCCCATAGCCCTCCCAACACACACCAAGATCCGCAGCGTCAGCATCACAACTCAGAACGCAGTGGCCATCGAGGAAAGTCCGTTTACCTTCACACAGCAGGCTCAGGCCAATCCTGGCCAGCGTTGGCTGGTTGACGTTGCTCTGCCGACGATGAAGCGTGCGGACGCTGAGCGCTGGCTCGCGTTCCTGACGAGCTTGCGGGGCAGGTTCGGGACATTTTACCTTGGCGACCCTTTGGCTGCAACTCCGCGCGGCACTGCTACGTCTGCAACGGTCTCTGGCTCGGCTGGGTCAAGCACAGTTACAGTTTCGATGAGCGGCACCCTGTTGGCTGGCGATTGGTTCTCGTTGACTGTTGGGACGACCAAGTATCTGCACAAGGTTCTTGCTGATCGTTCTGGTTCTGGATCGATGAGCATTTATCCATCTTTGCGCACCACAGTGTCGTCTTCGGCTGCTGACTTGACCTATGCCCAAGGAACATTCCGACTGGCTTCAAATGACACCAGCTGGAACATCAACGAGGTCGAGCACTATGGCATCAACTTTAGCGCAGTAGAGGCTTTGGCGATATGAGCAGATCAATCCCATCGGCTCTCCTGACTGCTTTAACACAGCCTTCAATCCAGCCGTATCACGCGATTGAATTGCAGTTTGACAGCGGCATTATCCGACTTTGGACAGGCTACGGTGAGCGCATTATCGAGAGCAACATCTATTATGGCGCTGGGCAGCTGTTGGCGATCAGCGGAATTGAGGAGGTCGGCGACCTTTCAGCCAAGGGCATCAACCTGACGCTGACAGGCATTGACCAGACCATCGTCTCGCTGGCACTACAGGAGCCTTATCAGGGCAGACCATGCCGTGTGTTGTTCGGCGAGACGAGCGTCACGCAGATTGTTGAAGTGTTCGCTGGTCTCATGGATGTCATGACGCACGAGAAAGGGCCAGAAACTGTAACGCTGTCCCTGAGCGTTGAAAGCAAACTGGTGGCTTTGCAGCGTTCAAACACCCGTCGCTACACGCAACAGAATCACATTGCTCGCAATCCTGGGGACAATTTCCTCTCGACTGTGGCTTCGCTTCAAGACAAGGAAATACAATGGGGCACAGGGAAAGCCTAATCTCTTACATTGAAGAAAGCAGGAACAAGTGCTTTGATCTTGGCAAGCACGACTGCTTTACCTTCACCAATGGAGCATGGGCGGCGATGCACGGCGAAGGCTACGCTGACAAGATCATGGGCAAGTATGCCAAGTGCGGACCCAAGGCTCTCAAGACTTTGATCAACAAACACTATGGAGCAGACACAATTGAAGAGGCACTTGACAAGCACTTGACGCGGGTTGAGGGGATGCCATCGCGCGGTGCATTGGTTCTTACGACCAAGGTCGGGCGTTGGATTACGGGCAGTGCTTTGGGAATAGCCAACGGGACGAATGCGGTGTTCGTCGGCGACAGCGAGATTGCTTTCTTGCCGCTGAGCGAAATTGAAGGTGCATGGATTAAATGAAACAGCCATTCAACGTCATGCGCCACAACGACTGGGACCGCGTTCCGCGCGACCCCATTACCGTTGGCACGCTGATTCTTGGTCAGTCTTTGGCTGCGACCTCAATTTTGACAATCGGCACTTACACTTTGACGCTTGGTGCTGTTGTTGGTTACCTTGCCACCACTGCCATAACCTCGCTGGCTGTTGCGGCATTGGCCCCTAAAGCACAGGGACAGCCCAACTCACCAACGCTAATCAATTCGCGCGAGGCTGCTTCCACCCAAGAATACGTCTATGGCGAAGTCCGCAAGGGCGGCACCATCGTGTTCATGGAAAGCACGAACAGCAGCTTTAATAGTGGGAGGAACGAGGATACATTCCTGCACGTTGTCATCGCGCTGGCAGGCCACAGAGTTCAAGAGGTCGGCGATATTTACGTCAACGATCAGGTCGTAAGCCTTGATGGAAGTGGCTTCGTAACTGATAACAGGTGGCTGATCAAGAAGTTCCCGTCTGGGAACGATCGCAGCGTAGGCGAATACGTTAAGACCATTCGCATCCGCAAATACAACGGATCACAGACGACCGCTGACAGCGCATTGGTTTCAGAAACATCCGCAACGTCGTCTTTTGTTGGCAAGAACATCGCCTACATATATGTTCGGATGCAGTATGATCATTCCAACGAGGTTTTCGCCAACGGCGTGCCAACCTTCACAGCTGTAATCAAAGGCAAGCGCGTGTTTGATCCGCGCACTGGCACAACAGCTTGGACCGAAAATGCGGCTCTGTGCATCCGAGACTACATCACGTCTGAATATGGCTTGAACGATCCGCTGGTGGACAACACCTACTTCTCTTCGGCAGCTAACGACAGCGATGAGTTCGTCACCACTGTTGGCGGCGGCTCGCAGAAACGGTACACAATTAACGGGGTGGTAAACGCAGCATCAACCACTGGTCGTGCATTGCAAGAGATGGTCCAGTGCGTCAACGGCGATCTGTATTTCTCTGGCGGTGCTTGGAAACTGCGTGTTGGCGTTTATGAGGCACCAGTCAAGACATTTACGCTGGCCGACCTTCGCTCCACGATCTCGGTGCAGACTCGGTTCTCTCGCAGAGAGAGCTTTAACCGCGTAACAGGCACGTTCGTTGATAAAGGCAGCGACTACATCGAGCAGGACTATCCTTCCATCGAGAGCTCAGCATTCTTGGCTGAGGACAACAATATCGAAAACACACTGGATGCGTCGTTCCTGTTCATCAACGATGGCGCACGAGCTCAGCGCGTTGCAAAGCAGATGCTGTTCCGCATGCGCGAGCAGATGACATTCATCGCTGAGTTCGGGCTCAATGCGATCGGTGTTGAGGTTGGCGACACTGTGCGGCTGACAATCTCCGACTACGGATGGACCAACAAGGAGCTTCAGGTCTCGTCTTGGCAGCTGCTGATTACCCAAGAAGGTGGTGTGCGCGTCAAGATGTCGCTGCGCGAGACGAGCTCGGCTGCATTCAACTGGAATGCCGAAGAGCAAGAGATAATCAAGAACAACACCAACCTGCCCACCCCATTCGGCGGGTTGACGATAAACAACCTGACAGTGGCTGGTGGTGGGCGGCTTCAGGGCGACGGGACGTTTATCAACTCTGCGATCTTGGGCTGGGACGAGGTTGAGAGCACCTACGTCAGCTACTACGAGATTCAATGGAAGGCTCTGGTTGACAGCGCATACAACACCACACGTTCGAACGACCCCAGCCTTGAAATCATGCCGTTGGTCGACGGTGTTGAATACATCTTCCGTGTGCGCGCTGTTACTATAGCAGGCATCAGCGGCTCTTGGGCGAGTGCCACGTTTACGGGTGGCGGCGACACAACCGCTCCTGGGCTGCCCACAGCCATAACCGCAGCAGGCGGGTTCGGTTACATCACAGTGCGATGGACAAATCCTGCAGACCTCGACTTTAACTTTGTTGAGGTTTGGGAGAACACAACCAACACGACTGCTGGTGCAACGCGGGTTGGCATCTCTGCTGGCGATGAGTTCGTGCGCACCAACCTTGGGATCAGCGTCAGACGCTGGTACTTCCTCAAGGCTGTTGACTATTCTGGCAACAAGTCAGGGTTTACCAGCGGCGTTCAAGGCACCACGACCTTCATCGACGATGATGACTTTGCGGAAGGCATCTATTCTCTGTTCACGGACCAAGGGCTGTATGCGATCCGCGATGTTACGTCGCTGCCAGCTGCTGGGGCGTTCGTCGGTGAGAAAGTTTACAACCGCACAGACGGCAAGCTCTATCAGTGGACGGATTCGGCTTGGGTGCTTGTAATTGCTGATGTCGCCGCTGGCTCTATAACTGAGACCAAGATCGCAGATAATGCGATCAGCACTCCAAAACTTCAGGCTAACTCTGTTATCGCAAGCAAGATACTCGGCAACACAATCACTGGTAACAAGATTGTCGCCAACACAATCACAGGTGGATTGCTTGCAACTAGCGGTATCATTACCAACAGCGCTCAGATCAACAATTCGATCATTACCAACGCCAAAATCGAGAATGCGACAATCCAGACAGCGAAGATAGGCGACAATCAGGTCACCTTCACAGTCGGCGCATATTCGACGACAACGATAAACTCTGGCGGGCTTACGACACCAGCAGACTCAATCATCATCACAGCTTCAATCGATTGCACAGGCGCACCCGTCAACATAGCATCATCGTTCTTTTTGCAGCCTTTTGGCGACATTGACTCCTTGAAGTTTACAGATCACACTTGGAATTCTCAGTTAATACGCATCAAGAATGGCGTTTCGACTGTAATCTTTACTGGGTTCCTCGGGACAGTTCGTGTAAGAAACACTAACACCTATGGCTGGGGGCTTGGTTCTTGTTCCTTCAATCGCCGCGACAATCCTGGATCTGGTGTCATCACGTATCAGCTGCGCGTTTTTACAGCTGGTGGGAGCAACGGCCTGACTATCTTTCACCGTTCAATGTTGCTTTCGGAGTTGAAGAAATGAGCGTGTATGCATTCACAGACGAGCAAGGCATCATTGAGGTGATAGTCGACTGCGATCAATCCCAGATCGACATCCAGCCGCACAACGCGATGCATCCGCTGCGGTTCGATGTCACTGGTCAGATTGACGGCTGGCAAGAGACAGGCCTGCTGTGTGTTGACATTGAAACTGGAAAAGCGGAACAGCGAGCTAAGCCACCGCTCCCTGAGCCAACTGACGAAGAGCTAGCTGCTGAGGCAAGGCTAAAGCGCAACGACCTGCTCTTAGCCAGCGACTGGACGCAGATGCCCGACGCACCTGTTGACAAAGGCGCATGGGCTGTTTACCGCCAAGCTCTGCGTGATGTGACCTCTCAACCTGAGTGGCCAAAGATTATCGACTGGCCATTGGCACCGCAATAGTCAACTGGCTTTCCAAAATTGCCCGAAACAGTTACAATGTAAGCACATGCATGCAAAAGGAGACCTCCAATGGCAACATTCAACAAGGTAAACGATTTCGTCGTCAACGCAGTTCACAACATGGACCTCGCAAGCGATCAAGTCGTCGTCGCACTTTCCAACACTGCTCCTGGTTCCGAGAGCAGCAACCCAGCAACCGATGGCAACGGCGTCCTCGCCAACGTCACGGCGATTAGCTACGCCAACTGTTCGTCGCGCAACGTCACCACGACTTCTTCGACGCAGACTGGCGGCACCTACAAGCTGGTGCTGGCGGACATCACGCTCTCAGCTTCGGGCGGCGATGTTGGTCCATTCCGTTACGTGTATCTCTACAACGACACCGTAACGGTTCCTGCGGACCCGCTGATCGGCTACTACGATTATGGCCTGAGCTTGACGCTCAACGATGGTGACAGCTTCACGCTGGACTTCTCGGCGGCTAACGGCGTCCTGCAAATCTCCTAAGGTGAAGAAACATGGTAAAGCTAGTCAATCGCGCAAAGATGTCCACTGTCACAACTGGCACTGGCACGATTACTCTCGGATCAGCGGTTGATGGGTTCCAGACCTTCGCCGCTGCTGGCGTAGCGAACGGCAACACTGTTCGCTACGCCATCGAGGACGGCAACAACTGGGAGATCGGAACAGGCACCTACAACGTGTCTGGCCCAACACTTACGCGCACAGTGAGCGAGAGCTCGAACAGTGACGTGGCCATCAACCTGAGCGGCACCGCGCTGGTGTTCTTGACTGTGGCTGGCGAGGAACTTCAGCACGCTGCGGACATGGATCAAGGTGTGGCGACGACGGACAGTCCGTCGTTTGCTGGGCTGACAGCGACCACCGCCACTATCACGGGCGGCACTATCACAGGCATCACTGACCTTGCTGTCGCGGACGGCGGCACGGGGGCTTCGACTGCCCCTGT